TTATCTCTTTCTTTTTCGTAAGCTATGTTAAATTCTTCTGCAACTACATCTAATTCTTTGTAGTCATCTAAAAAATAACTTAATGGTTTTTTTAAAAATTTACTTATCTTAACTAGGTTTACTAAAGGTATTCTATTTCCTTCTTTACCACTACCTTTTTCATATTTACCAATTTGTTGATAAGAACATTTTAGTGCTTTAGCAACTTTAGTTAATGGTATTACAGTTTCTTTACCAGTAAATTCATTAATTTTAGTTCTTCTTGCTTGTCTTAATCTTTTACCTAATTCAATATAGAATTGATTATCTTCATCGAAGTTTTTCTTTGCTTTATTTGATAGTTTCATTTGGTTTCCTTCCTTTAATTTAGAGTATAGAATCCCTTAAGTGCTTATGCAACTTTTTATATATACTTAATTAAGTATATAAAAATCTAGCATCTTTGTTCTCTGCTTCAACTATTCTTCTAAAGAGTTGATTATACTCTTTAAAGTTTTGCAAAGTATGTACGCATTGACGACCTTTTTCTTTTCCACCCATTATCTTTTTATGAGTTTTGTCTAGCTTTGCATACAATCTAACATTACTGTTACTTAGAGCCATTATTCTCCTCACCGATTAATTTAATTTTTGCACTAATAAGTTTGTTATCGGTGATACTTGCTTTTGCAAACTCACTAGGCATTTTTTGATTATGTGCTTTTTGTGTAGCTTCTTCAACACTAGCACCATCAAAAATTTCTTCAAAATCAACTGCTAATTCTAAACTTGATATTTTTAAAACTTTAACCATTCAAAATTATATTTCTGCTATAACCAGAGTAATCTCTTTTAATCTCATCTCTTTGTTCTAGCTTTTCAATTAGCGAACTGATTGAATTTTTACTTTTATAACCCATTTCATTAGCCATTTCTAAAAAAGTAGGCATATATCCATGTTTTGTACTATAATTTTTAATATATTGCAATAGTCTGAGCATTTTAGGAGTCATAGGTCTTTTACCTCTTTTCTTGTTCATTTATTACTAACCTCCTTAATAATTCTGAGTAGCCATTGATGTCATCAAAGCTATCTTTTTTATAATTTTCTGATTGCATAACTCTCCAAAGTTTTAAAAAAATCATAAAGATACCAAATAATTTTAAAGGTACTTTGACCTCACAATTATTATGAACTGATAAATATTTTTCTAAAATTCCTGACATAACATAAGAGGTATGGTCAAATTCTCCATAGTCATCTTGCTTTTGTTTTAATAATCTTTCTATTTCGCTAATAAACTTAACATTATCTGACATAATTTCCTTCACTATCTTTGCAGTAATGAGCTACTACATTTTGATTTTTATATTTAGTTAGCATCCAAACTTGTCCATTTCCCTCTGTATAATCTGGGTTCTCAACATACTTAACATTTTTTTCAAACATTTCATCACAAGTGATGGGTAACAAAGAATATGCAAAAGGTATCTTTTCATATTTTAAATTACCCTCACCTGAGTATATAACTAAAATTAAAAAAACTACTTTCAACTAGAAAGGAATTTCTTTGCTTTGAGGTTTAGCTTGTTTAGGTCTAGGATCGTTTTTATAACCAGATAAAATATTACCTGATTCATTAATCCAACCGATTAAACCTTTATGTCCACCAGCTTCAGAGTAATTCATTTCGCCAGTAAATTTATCATCACCTTTGAATAAAACTCCTACTTGAGCAAACACTTTAACAAACTTAGTGTTACCATCTTTTGATGCACCTTTGACACCAAGTATTGTACCCTTGTTGCCATTATCTAAATTTACATTTCCTGAGAAATCAATTTTGATGGCTTTTTCATTGTTGGCATCATAAGGAAATAATACCCAATCCTTTTGCTTACCACTACCATTGTCTGACATTTTGTCCTCCATTTTTTTTTATTGATTGTTGTTGTGATTCAAAGTCTTTTTCTATTGAATCATTTTGTTTCTTCCAATCGGAATACAAAGCTGTCAACTTGGTTTCTGTTGTTTGCTTTTTAATTGTATCTTTAATTGAAACTTGTTGAGTAGATCCCTTTTGATTATTTAAGGCATTTACTAATTCTTCTGCACTAGCATATTCTGAACCTGATAATCCAAATGCTGCTAAACATCTTCCTAAAGAACTTGAACTACAGTTCTCCATAGCACTTGTTTTATTTATGAAATTAGCATTTCTATGTTCTTCTGCATGACCAACAGCATAAATAGTATCAGAAATATATAGTTCAGTCTTAACCACAACTCTCTCATTATCATGGAATAATATTTCTTCATTAAATCTAGCTTCTGGAAAATATTGTAATAGATGTCTATGTCTTTCATTAACTGTTGAATATTTTTTACCTTTAATATCAACAGTTGGAATATTTTTTGCACTTATTAAACACTTCTTTCGTCTTTCTTTAAACCCTCCCTTACTTTCTTCTTCTGTCGTCTGTGGCTTTAGTTTCATTGTTTCCTTTCTTTTGTTGTATTTTTTGGTTTTCTTTAATTTGGTCTATATCTTTCTGTGCTTTAGCTTCTAAATAACTTTTATTCTTAGCAATCATTTGATCTTTTAATTTTAGTAAATCTAATTCTTTTTTAAGTTTAGATATTTCATCATCTCTTGCATGAAGTTGTTCTATATGTTTCTTTTCATTATTCTCATAAGTTCTAATTTTAGTTTGCATCTTTGCAAGTTCCATCATTACAGTATCTGTCATTTTTTACCTTTCATTACTTCTTCAAGTGTTAATTTATGAACAATAATATCCTGTACTGCCTGACCTACTATTGCTCCTATATCCATGTTTAAATTACCTAATAAGGCTTTTCTTTCTTTAGCAGTTAAGATTATGTAATCATTAAACCAAATATCCATACTCTTAGATAGTTGACTTGGACTTAAATGATCTGCTGTAAAAGCTCCACCTTCTTCTTTTTTAGTCCATTCTTTTCCAATTGTTTTCATAACTTAATCTTTTATATTCTATACAAAAAGTGTCAATAAATTATACAAATTATATTCAATTTGAGAGTTTATCATTATCAAATATTATAGTTGCATTAAAACTAAATGAGATTCTTTCATCATCTTCATCTTTAGTTTTATATGGATAGACAACATGAGATAATGAGTTTGGAAATAATATCCAATCCCTAACCTCTGGCATAACTCTATAAGAATTATTATTAAACATATTTTCAGATCCTTCTATAAACTCTGTCTGACCTGAGAAATCATTATGTTCTTTTGCATTGGTTGTTGAAATCATTTTAGGAATTTTTAAATAACCTACGCAGCTTAAATGATAATTACCATGAACATATTCTGTGTGAGTATGGCAAGGGTTATAATCTCCAGGTTTTGATATTACATACCAAGCAGAATTAATTAAAACTGATTTAATTTTATGATCTATATGATTTTTTACATAAGTATTAATAATTGGATCAAAGAATTTTTGTTTCCATTTAAGCATAATCTCTGGTGAAATTAGATACTCTGAATCTACATGACCGACTAACTTTTTAGACCAATCATGGTTCTTTTGTTTTTCTTTATCTTCTCTTATTTCTTTTAAATCATTACTAAAATCTTTTATAAGTTCTAATGGCATAACTGCTTTAGCAACTGTTGAGCCAAAAGGTTTAAATAATTTAAAATTTATCTTGTCCGACATTTTCCTCCATTGGTTTTAGTTCTTTTATTTCAATTTTATATGCAGCAGGTCTATCTTGGTAGCCAAAATTAGATAGCTTTTCTGGTGGTAGATCATCATTATAAATAAATGAACCCATGATACTAAAATTAAAATCCTTATCATTATCTTTAATTATCAAAAAATAATTTCCTTTTTTCTCTCCAGGTCTTATCAATAAAAAA